CTCTCGAACCCAATGATGCCCGATGGCGTTGTCTTGTTCTCCGCTTCTCACGCAAGCGGTCGAAACATTACCGCCACCACGGCAGCGGCTCCAAGCGAAACGACGCTTGACGAAGCCTTTGAACTGATGGCCAAGCAGAAGGGATTGAACGGCTCGGTGCTGAACTTGGTCCCATCGGTGTTGCTCGTACCTCAGCGGTACGCATCGACGGCTCTTCGGATCACCAATAGCCTTTCGTTCGCACAGACCAACGGCAACGAGGGTATCTCCAGCCTCTACGGGGTCAATGGCGTTCGACCGTTGCAGGTTGTCGCTACGGCGTTGCTCGACAACAACAACGCGACGAACTGGTATCTGATCGCGTCGAATTCGGTAGTCGACACCGCCGAAATCGTCTTCTTGCAAGGCGAGGAATCGCCAGTGCTGGAAAACGAATGGACGATGCTCAGCGACAAGTACGACTTCAAGATCCGTCAATCGATGGGTTGTGCGATGATCGATCACGTAGGGTTCTACTCGAACCGCTAAGCGATCGAATGATTTATAGCCCCTGAGCGATCGCTTAGGGGCTTTTTGGGACGGCAACAAAATTTACAAAACAGGAACATAAGAACATGGCAGGCATGAAAGATTTCAAACCGTACTTCGATGACTTCATCGGACCAGCGGTATCCTTTCCGACTTCGGCAAACATCGCTTCTCCTTGGGTCTATACGATCACTGGGGCGGCTCCTCCGACAGCACAGCGGAACAATGATCGAAAGGTCTTGACTCTTACGAGTGCGAGTCAAATTCAGATCCTAGGCGGCGGCCACGGCGATGCCTTGGCGTTCGACGTCGACGACGTTCAGCGGGTTGTTATGCGGGCTCGAATCGGGGCATCGACCTTTACGAGCGGATCCATCCTGGTATTCGGGCTTGGCTCGGCTCGAAACGATACCGCCGACGACGTAGCGGCTAACGCTTGGTTCCGCATGGAAGGGGCCAACAGCACGACGCTTGTTTATGTCGAGACCGATGACGCGGTTCGAGACAATAACGACGTTTCGACGGGCGTTACCCTTGGCACGACCTACAAGGAATTCGTGATCGACTTCACCGGCGGTAAGCAGGACGTCAAGTTCTACATCGACGGCCAGCGAGTCGCAGCCTCGACGACCTTCGATATGTCGGGCTACACGGCAGGGCTACAGCCGATTGTCCAACTCCAAAAAGCGGCGAACACGAATGCCGATGTTTTTGAGATGGACTACATCGAGATCGATGGCAAGCGGGTCTAGTCCGTGACCCTGCACGATACCATCATCGAGGATGCCAAGAAGGTATTCGCCAACCCGCAAGACTTCGCCGAATCGGTCGTTTACTACAAAAGAAACGGTCGGTCGAGGAAGATCAACGCGGTGGTTATTCGCGAGGCCCTTGGCATCCTGCCCGAAGATGGTGACGTTGTTTATCCGATGTTTGAAATTCACGTTGCTAACGACCCCTCCGAGGGCATCGCAAGCGACGAACTAAACTTGGGCGGCGATCAATTGGAGTTTGCCGATCGAGTCGGCCAGCCACCAAAGCGGCATTCGATCCTAAAACTACTTAGTCACGATGAAGGGATGCTTGTCCTAGAATGCCGTTAGCAGTTGTCGAAGAAATCGCAGTTGTCTTGAAATCGCGTCTCGATGCGATGATTGACGATGCTACGTACTCAACGGCAGTTAGCGAAGTACAGCGACCGAATCGATTCGCCAATTTTACGCCGGTTCACAATCAGATTGTCCTAACCCAAGGGCCAGCCGAGCGAGTCCCTGACTTGGACCGACCGGGCAATCCTCCTGCCAACGCGATGCGGCAGACGTTCAATATCCACTGCCATATCATGCAGGATGAACGCGGGACAGAAACCATCGACGAGCTACTAAACGCTTTTCATGCCGACGTTATCAAGGCCGTTTGCAATGGCTCTAGCACTTGGCACACGTTCGGCGGCAATGCGATCGATGCAACTTGGGGCTCCATTCAATTCATCGCGGCAGACGGCGGGATTGATGGCTTGACGATCCCGCTACAGATTACTTGCCGATACTCCGAAGACGACCCAACGGAGCTACGGAACTAATGATTAACGTAACAGTCGATCAAGAATCGTTGCGACAGATGCGGGCCAATTTAGGGGCCTTCGGTGACCATTTGCCGAGGCATCTAGCGACAGCGGTAAACAGGGCGGCTAGGTCCGTTCGGGTCGAATGCGCTCAAGCCTTAGGGCCTTTGGTGAATCTCAAGGTGAGCAGCGAGAATAAGGGCATCGTCAAGGCTTTCAGCAAGGCCAAGACGCTAAAGAAAACGATCAAGCAAAAGAACAAAGCGACCCCAGGCAACGCGGGCGTGACGATCGGACTTTGGGAGGGGCATAACTTCCCGGTCAAGTATTTCGAGGGCAAAAGCTACAGCCGGATGAAACGCGGCAAGCGTAAAAGCCTAGGGGCTCAGTACAAGTCGAGCGTAGGCGGCGGTTGGACCGTGGTACAAGACGGATTCGTGGCTTCTCGATGGAGGGGCGATATTTATCGACCGGCAGCCGAAGGATCCCGAAAGCTTCTCAGGGTACTTGGCAAGCGTCCCGGCGATTTCTTCCGAGAGGGCAACATCGGAGAGATTGCAGGGGCTAAAGCACGCGAACGGCTACCCATTGAAATCAATCGCAGGTTACGCGAAATCACACTGGCGGCAAGCGGCAAAATCAAACTCAGAGCATCCAAGGAACTAGGGCAATGACACTACTGAAACGCAAGCGGGTATTGGCAGCGAAGATCGAAACGACTCCAGGCACCGCCGAAGCATTGACGGCAGCCGAAGCGTCTTTCAACTGCTATGAGATTGTTATCCAGCATGAAATCGAGACCGAAGCCCGAGAGGGCCAAGGATCTTTCGGGATGCGTCCGTCGACCCCGGGCGGCTACAAAGGCAAGGTGACGTTCAAGCACGATGCAAGCTGGGACGGGACAGCAACCGAACCATCTTGGGCCGATACGTTCCTGCCGGCTTGCGGATGGGTCAAGGCTGGTCAAGTATTTACCCCTCGCACAGAGGCCCCAGGAAGCAACGTCAAGACCCTTACGATAGCGGTCTACATCGACGGCAAACGAAAGACGTTGCGGGGATGCGTTGGCACGTTCAAGCTAAATTGCATGAGCGGAAAAACGGCGGTTGCAGAGTTTGAATTTATCGGGATTTGGGATTCGCCTACCGACGTTGCGATCCTCGCGCCGACTTACCCAACGGCTAGCCCATTGCGGTTTGCGTCAAGCGTGACGACCTGGAATAGCGTTGACCTTGCGGTGGAGTCGATGGTACTCGACAGCGGCAATTCGATGTTACTCCGAGAAGACTCCAGCGACGTTTCCGGTTTCAAAGCGGGCTTGATTTCCAATCGCATCGTCAAGATCACGGGCAACCCCGAAGCCAAGCTTGTCGCGACTCAAGATCGGTACGGCAAGCACCTAAACGCAGCGGAACACGCTTTGACTTTCGACATCGACGGGCCAACGAATAGCAAGATCACAATCGCGGCTCCAAAGGCCCAGATCGTGGCGATTAGCGAAGCCGACCGAGAAAACATGGTTGTCGATGAAATCGAGTGGCAAGCCAACCGAAACGGCTCGACGGCAGACCAAGAGTGCTCGATTACCTTTACCGCAGCGACCTAACACGGAGAGACCATGCCAATTTTCCTAGAGCCAGATCAGAGTTTCCCGGTCTGGTTGGAATCCGACAAAGACAAGCCCGAAGAATCAAGGCCTACGTTTTTCGTTCGATCTCAATCGATGCGAAACCAACGGAAGGTTCTTGAAGTGCTTGACGTTATCCACAGACCCGGCGTCACGGTCGAGCAGATTTTCAACGAGACCGTCGAGCAACTTAAAAAGGTGCTTGCCGGTTGGTCGAACATGAACGGCATCGCGTTTGGCTCCGAGGCTATCGAGGACGTTTTCACGTTGACGGAAGCTAGGGAATTGCTGAGGCTGGTTGCCTACAATCAGCGAATGGACACAACCGAAAAAAAAGGCTGAGAGTCGCGGCGATGATACGGCAGGGGATGCTTTGCCTTCATTGCAGCGACAAGGAATGTAAGGACAGGGGGACCGATGCAGAGCCAATTGAAATCGAGTGCGTTGCGTGCAACGGGACGGGGTGCGACGAATGCGCCGAGGGCGTTTATCGCGTCGATGGATGCCCGAATCAGTATTGCAGCGGGCTTACTCAGTTTGTTGAGTTGGTCGATTTATTCGATGAGGGATTGCCCCCGGTAGCAGGCGGGGCGTTGGATCAGTCGGCTAGTTTCATCGAGGCGTCGAGGCGGTTTAAGTCGGAAGAACAACGAGCGAAAGCGGAACGGAAATAAACCACGATGGCCGGCGACGCAATCAAGATCGTTATCGAAGCAGAGGACAAGGCGTCTGCGCAGGCGATCAACGCATCGAGGAACATCGAAAACGCGGTCAAGGGCGTCAAGGAAACCGGCCAGAAGGCCAAAGCATCGACCGAGTTTATCGGCGTACTGGCAGGGCAGTTAGGCGGCTCGCAATTGCAACAGGCAGCGGGTGGGGTCGCAGCGATCACGGAGAAGGTAGGGCAGTTCTCCGAGGTAATGAAAGCCGGTGGCGTTGGGGCGATGGCGTTTCAGGCCGGTATCACGCTTTTGGTAACAACGCTATCGTTTAATCTCGGCAAGTCGATTGGCGAAGCTATCTTCGGGGTGCAGGAACTAAAAGACGAATTCGGCGAAGCAAGAGCCCAAATCGAGGGCTTTACGCAGTCGATGATTTCGGCAGCGGATAAAGGCTTCAAAGAGAAGCTTGAGGATATCAGCCTAATCAAAGACCCGACCAAGCAGCAGAATGAAGCGGTAGCAGCGTTTGCGGAAATCCAGGGAGCGATCAACAAAGCCTACGACAGCTTCCATTACCGCCAACAGGAAATCGAGCGACTACGCGGCGAAACCGATATTCTCGGTAACAATGACGAAGCTATCGCGATGCTCGAATTGGAGAACGAGCAATATAACGCGACGATAGCAAGCCTAGAGAAACAGAAATGGGCCTTGTCCGACCTATACGGCGAACGGGCCAACGGCATCAAGGCAATCAAGGCGCAGCAAAAGGCCGAAGAGGAAGCAGCGGCAAAGGCCAAGCAGACGCAATCCTCCATTGAGTCGCAGCTAAAGAAAAACAATTACGCCTACCTGGAACTAACTAAGGGCGTAGAAGCGGCTCGCATGGCTCAATTGGCCGATGAGGGCATCGACGAAGCTAACGCGAAGCGAATTGTGTTTGCCGAACAAGCAACGCGACTAGAAAAGGAACGGGCCGACGCAAAGAAAAAAGACGACGACCAAGAAGCCCAAAGGATTCAACGCATCGCGGATCTGCAGGCCAGCGAAATCGACCGAATCAAAGAGCAAAAAATCCTACTCGAAGAGGGCGAAGAGGCGGCGAATCGATTCCGGCTTGAACAGCAAGGGCTCGGCAAAGAGGCAGCGGCTAGAATCGCCTCCGAGCAAGCAGCCCTCGACCGGCAAAAGAAACAGGGCGAACTAGCCAAAAAGCTTGCTGAAAAGCCGCAATTGATGAGCGTAGAACAGCGGCTAGTATCGCGGGGTGTCAATGAGGACACCCAAAAGGACATTGCAGCCAACACGCTCAAGACGGTTGAACGGCTCGAAGACGTTGCGGCAGCGATCAGGGACCAATCCAAGCCCCAAGCGGCAGACGCCTTGCAAGTGGAGTTCGTTGGATGAGCAACATAATCGAAGTGACTGAAATGTGGTCCAAGCCGACTTCATCGGTAAGCCTGACGGACAAGTTCCGCAAGCGATCCATTAAGCTGCAACGAGCGTTTCAGATCCTCACGACGCCAACGGCCAACGAGTACGATTGCTACCGCTCAACCGGCATTCTCGAAGGCGATCGATTCAGCGATCAATTCCCGTATGCTTTCGCGGACAATTTTTCCTTGTCGCGCCAAAGCCTGATCCTATGGCAGCTAAACATCGA